TCTACTTTTTCTTTCATTAATGCTACTCTTTCCTGATCATAAATGATTGAAGGGGTAGTTAAATTTAATTCAAAGTTTGTTAATTCTTCACCATCAAATCCTTGTGTATAAAGGTGAACAACTGCAATTTTATATAATTCTGAAAGTACAATTCGTTGGATACGTTCTACAGTACGAGCAAATCTAATATCTTCAGCTGCTAGTGTAGCCTTACCATCTGTGTTTTCATCATATCCTAAGAATGCTTTGGGAACTTTAAGTGCTGCAAATAATTTATCCCTTAAATATTCTACGTCTTGAATGCCATCATACTGCATTCCAGGTGTAGTATCAATTTTAGTAGCAGTATCATTACCTCTAACCGGGATATAAAAATCTTCTAACATGTTTTGCATGTTATATTTCAAATTATAGTCTCCAGTTTTTTCATCTACAAATGGAGTACGTTTCATTTTTGAGATAGTCTTTTGCATAAAGTTTTCTATCTCAGCAGGTGGTATAGCACCTACGTTTATATAAAAAATACGTTTTTCAGGAGCACGAACAATCCTATGAACTAACATAGCATCTTCCATCATCACATATTGCTTAAATAGTTTACGAGCAGGTTCAATATAACTTCTACCATATGGGAGGTAGTTTATATCTGAAAGAAGTCTAAAATGAGCAATTTCATAATTATCAAAATAGATTGCTGTATTACTATCTCTGTCATTTGTGTATGAAGTTCCTCCGAAATACCCACCATATTCTCCACCACCACTTAAACCATCAGGATCAAATTTAAATCTTACTTCTACATCTTTTTTATTTTCTCCTACTTTTTCTTCTCTTATAACATTATATGCTGTATAAGGAATAACATTATATACACCAAATTTTTCTGCTATTTCTAATTTTAAGAAAAAATCTCCATATTTACACATTTGGCGAATCCACATCCATAAATTAAATTCAATGTTTAAAACATCATAAAATAAATTATAAAGAATTTTTTGTAATTGTTCATCTGAACTTTTAATTTGGAGCACCTCACCCATCTCACTTTTTAAAGTAGATTCATCGCATAAAATATCTAAAGCAGATGCAATAATAGCATCAGTATCCATTGCTTCATAATCCGAATATAATTGAGTTCTAAGAGTTTGGTAATTTAATGCCGGGTTATAGGCCGACATCTGATTGGTAGTATATAAGCGATTATATCTATCAATCATTGAATTAGTTTCAGTTTGACCTGCTAATTGTTCTTTATTAAAGTCAAGAACTTTAAGTTGACTCCCTCCTACATTACGAATTATTACGTCTGTAGAGAATAGTCTTTTTAATCTTGTAAATACGCTAGTATCAGCCATGTTTGTTAATATATGAATAAATATTACAGAAGCCAACTAAAATCTTCAGTTCCACCTTTTCCATCATCCATTGTATATGGGTTATCTTTTCCTGTAGAGAAATAAGCCCCATGATATTCAGTGGTATTTTTAGAAAATGCTCCTAAAGCAGCTTTTGTTATATCTAATCCGTGTTGTTTAAATTTTAATGCAGTATCTCGTACATATAAGCCGATACCAAAACTCATAACTAAATCATCATTATAACCAATTTGAGCTTCAGCTCTACCATGCTTCCAAATAAACGTCTTCATTTCTTCTAATAAACGTTTAGATTGAATTGTTACACCTTTATCACTTACATATTCTTGACATTTACCTATTACCATGGGACGAGTTCTAGTAGACATAGTAAATCCTGCTGTCATACTTGAATTATTCTCATAATTTTGTAAATAAGAATCTACATTTACCATATCCGATTTTGGTGAATAGTATAAATTAGTATAATTACGATCAATAATAGTTTGGATTGTACTCCATCCTATATTAGCATTTTCTACTACTAATAAGGCATTGTTATACTCTGTAGCTATCGCAGTAAGTATATTTCCAAAATCTTTAGTACCTATTTGACCCTTATATTCACCTACTTGGGTTGAGGATTCTACATCAAATATATGAAAGGCCGAATAATCCTTACCATCACCCCTAGCCACATCAGCCGAAATTAAATATTGTCTAGTATAATCAGCTGACTCCCAAATCCATAAATTTTGATCTGCTCCCCTCCTTTCTAAAGGTTCTTTAACTGTAGATTTTTCTATAAATTCTAAATATTCTGGGTAGAAAACTATATCTCCAGAAGTACTAAAATCACAATCACATTCTTGTGCTGCCATTCTTGGGTCTCCTAGTAATTCATCTTGCCTGTCTCTCCAGTCTTGATCCCGTTCGGGATGAACAAACCAAGGTAATTTTATAGGTAAAAATTCATTTTCACTTGCTTCAGCTCTAACCCACGTTTGATGGAACCAATTACCAGTACCATAAGGTGTTGAAAGTGCAATACACCCCCCACCAGTAGCAAGGGTTTGTTGAGCTGATGCCCATATTTCTCCAATGTTATCAATAAAAGCTGCCTCATCAATTAGTAGAAGTGAAACAGCTTCCGATCTACCTGCATCACTTGATGCTGATGTGGCTTTAATTTGGGAACCATTAGTTAATCTAAGAGTTAGTTTATTATTTTCTTCGAAATCTACTTTAAGCCAAGAAGGTAAATTTTCATACATAAATTTAACCTTTGTAACCATATTTTTAGCAGTTTCCTGCTTAGTAGCTATGCAAAGAATATTTTTATCTTCATGAAAAATCATCATCCATAGCGAATACCCTGCAGATAATGTTGAAATACCTAATTGACGAGATTTTAAAATAATAGAATAAGGATTATCTTCAAATAATTTAAGTACTTTTTCTTGAAAAGGATATAAATGAAAATTAATCCTACCTCTTTGTGGGTGTTGGATCATACAGTACTTCTTCATGAAGTGTATAGGATCTTGAGCACACTTTACATATTCTTGCCTTATTATTTTTTTAAGGTTACTCATTTAGGGAGCGTATAATCTATAGTATGTATTAAAATTATTGTACCTACAAAACCCCCTACAACACCAATTCCTGGTTTGTTGTACCATTTATCTACTTGGTGAAGGCGTTCTGTGTATATAATAATTTGATCACTTAGTAATTCTATCTCTTGGTCTTTATATAAGAGAATGTTTTCATTTTGATCATTTAATTCCAAATGAAACTCGATTTTTTTTTCAAGTTGACTAATTAAAATAGTCTTAATAGAATCTTGAGTTTCAAGTGTATCTAAAGCCAAAAAAAACTCTTCAAGTTCTATAGCAGGAATTTGAAGAGTATCTTGTGAATAGCAAAAACTAGATACACATAAAAATAGTGTAATTAGAATATGCTTCATTTTTTAGCTCTGTATTTTTTCTTAAAATCACTAGTAGTTTTCTTAGCAGTAGTAGTTTTTTTAACTTTTGCTTTTGTTTTAGCTACTTTTTTATCTTGATCTTGGATAGCTTTTTTAGTTTCTACTTTCGCAGTTTCTACTTTTTTAGCTTTAGCTTTAACCTTTTTAATTTGAGTTTTGTTTTTATCAACTTTTTGTTCAAATTCTTTTTTGTCTTTAGTTGATTTAACAATTAATAAACCTGCTATAAAAGTTAAAGCACCTAAAATATATTTCCATAATTTCATGATAATAAATATTAATGATTAATAGTTTCTAAAATTTGCTCAATACGTTCCTCAGTTGATCCCTTAATAGTATAAAAAATAGGACGATACTTAAATAAAAGTTTTTGAATAGTTTCATCAATTTTATTTCTATATTCAGCATTTGTTTCACGAATTCCATTATCTTCAATACCTAATCCCTCTGGTGATATGTAAAATATAAAGTCATATTCTCTAATAAATCTAGAAGCATATTCATTAAATGCGTCCGCATCTATATAACTTACTTTTGTAGCACAATTTGTAAAGGACATTACATCAATAATTGTTCTATCAGTAATAAGATTTTCTTGCATTAATTCTGTTACGCGCTCAGCAAGGAATATAGTTTGACCTTCAATAGTAGTCTCATGATTCAAAGGAATACCTAATGAATTAAGATATTTACTTCGTTCAGTAGCAAAGTTATAATTTTTAAATTCAGGTAATTCTTTTAACGCATTTACAAGCGTTGTTTTACCTACAGACATTGTTCCACAAAAACCTATTTTCATAATAATATTGTTTTATCCTCCTTGACGTGCTGATTCTCTCATTGCAGGGTTTTTATACCATGGAACTCCATTTCTTTCTCTTCGAACTTCTTTCCACTCATCTTCAGTATGGAAAATCCCGTAAATATAATATTCTCTTAACCGTTTTACACCCTGAGGTATAAGAGCTGGTCCTTCCCAGTTGTGAAGTTTACCATTCCAATGATGTAATACGGTACCATCAGGAGTTTTAGTTCGAGTTGGTTCAGGCCATTTATTAGTTTTACCCATTATTTTAATTTATTAGTGTTTTCTTTAGGCATTGTTAAACCCCCCATAATGTATTCATGTGTATCCCCCATTTCATGGGGTTCTTGATTGTTAGCAGGATCATTTAAGAAATCATTTACTTCTTTTTGCAATAATAATATTTGTTCTGCTACTAATGTACCTTGTGCTCCTGAGACTGTAATGCCTCTAGCACTTAACGCATCACCTACAAAGTGTACATTAGGGTATGTAGTTAAACTTAAGTCTTGATAATTTACAAGAGGTTCAGGTGAAAGGTATTTAACTTCAGGTACATAAATTCCCCAATCATCCCCAAGTGTTGGGAATACTTTTTTCATATCCTCAATAAAATCTTCAATATACTTAAAATATCCTTTAAATGCATCTCTTACTTCCTGAAGGCCAGATTCTCCAATGTAGTGTGCTTTAACCCAATCTCCTTCAGATGTAAGCGTTTTATCTTTGCTTGAGGGGCTATAATAAAGGCCTGCTTGATATTTGTCTTGGAATCTACCTACAGCCTTAGTACCACCTCTACCTTCAAAGTTTACAATATCGTGTTTTTGTACTTTAGAAACTAACTCACGTGACCAATCAAATGGTTTATCAATACCTTTAACTTCCATTAAGAT